AAAACTAATACCAACTTACAAATTGTAGAAAAAGCAATCGCTGGTTATGTAGAAAAATCTATTGCTGGCGGTGCACAAACAACAACTTTATCTATTACAGATGGTGATACAACTGAATCAACATCTGTTGCAAGACACGCTGTTATAAAATTAACGGGAACTATTACAGGTAATCAAATTGTAACTGTTCCAGATTCAATTGAAAAAGTTTATATTGTAGTAAATGGAACTTCAGGAGCTTCCACAGTTCAATTTAAAACTGCATCAGGAACTGGTGTAACTTTTGGTGCGTCTGATAAAAGCACAAAATTACTTTTTTCTGATGGCACAAATATTGTTGATACAAATTTTAGTGGAGCAACTGACTTAGATGGTGGAGTATTAACACTTGATGCTGATGGAGATACAACTATCACAGCTGATACAGATGATCAAATAGATATTGCTATTGCTGGTGCAGATGATTTTAGATTTACAGCAAATACTTTTACAGCTTTATCTGGTAGTAGTGTGGTTATACCTGATGGTGGTTTAACTTTGGGTAGCACAGCAGTTACATCAACTGCAGCAGAATTAAATTTGTTAGATGGAGTATCAGGATTAGTACAAGCAGATTTAACTAAACTTGCAGCAGTTGATTCAACAGCAGCAGAATTAAATATAGTTGACGGTGGTACATCAGCTACGTCTACAACAGTTGCAGATGCAGATAGAGTTGTATTAAATGACAACGGCACCATGGTGCAAGTTGCAGTTACAGACTTAGCTGCATACTTTGATGATGAGATTACTGCCATGCCTAATCTTACATCTGTTGGTACTCTTACAACTTTAACAGTTGATAATATAATTATAAATGGAACTAATATAGGTCATACATCTGATACAGATGCCCTAGCTATAGATTCAAGTGGTAATGTTACAGCTTCACAAAATTTAACTGTAACTGGAGATCTTACGGTATCGGGTGATGATATTACTATGGGTACAAACACTGCAGGTAATTTATTAATTGCAGATGGTACAAACTTTAATTCAGTAGCAGTAGGTTCACTATCAGAAATATCTACGGTCGCTAATGATGATGTATTACTAGCAGTGGATACTTCAGGTGGTGGCCTTAAAAAAATTGCTAGATCAACATTAGTATCAGGACTTGCTACATCAAGTGCATTATCAAATGTGGTAGAAGATAGTACACCTCAACTAGGTGGTGATTTAGATGTTAACGGTAATGCTTTAGTATCTACATCAAATGGTAATATTGCTCTAACACCAAATGGAAGTGGGGTTGTTAGAATTGATGGATCTAATGGTATTGATATACAATCAGGATCTATATCAATTAAAAACTCTGGCTCTCAATCTTATGTTGATTTTTATTGTGAGTCATCAAATGCTCACTATGCTAGACTACAAGCACCTGCTCACTCGGCTTTTTCTGGTAATATTACACTAACTTTACCAGCTACTACAGATACAGTTGCAGGTATAGCAGCGACACAAACTTTTACAAATAAAACATTAACTTCACCAAAAATAAATGAAGATGTAGCTGTGACTTCAACAGCAACAGAGATAAATATATTAGATGGTGTTACATCAACAACAGCAGAGCTTAATATATTAGATGGTGTAACCTCTACAGCAACAGAATTAAACATAATGGATGGTGGTACATCAGCAACTTCTACAACTTTAGTAGATGCTGATAGACTTGTAGCAAATGACGCTGGCACCATGAAACAAGTAGCGTTAACAGATGTTAAAACATACTTAAGCAGTGCAGGATTTAGTTCGGACGATCCAACAGCTCTTGCAATTGCGTTGGGTTAATATATAAGGAGTTAGGAGGAAATAAATGGCAAATACTTTTAAGGTAGTAACTTTCGCGGCAGAACCTGCATCTGCAGGCACTCCGTATAAAATGTATACGGTGGCAGGGTCCACTACCACAGTGGTTTTAGGTTTAATACTCACTAATATACACTCTACTGCAGTCACAGCAGAGGTAGAACTTGTAAGTGATACAGCAAATAGAGGTGGGGCTAATAACGTAAATAATGGCACATCATTTCTTATTAAAGACGTTACTATTCCAGCAGGATCTTCACTTGAGATTCTTTCTGGTGGTAAAGTAGTCTTAGAAGCTACCGATGAAATTAAAATTGATTGTTCAGTTGCTGATAAATTATCAGGAACATTGTCAATAATGGAGATAACGTAAGATGGCATTTATAGGTAAACAACCTTCTAAAGCGGCTCTTACTAGTTCAGATATTACTGATGGTGTCGTGACTGCAGATAAACTGGCATCTGATTCTGTAACTACGGCTAAGATTGCAGATAATGGTGTCACTACAGCTAAAATAAATGCAGATGCAGTAACGGATGCAAAGATCGCTGATGATGTTGTAGGCAGTGAACATTTAACTGCAGGTGAAGTAGATACAACTGCTTTAGGTGCAGATGCTGTAACAGGAGCTAAGATAGCTGATGATGCTATTAACAGCGAACATTATACTGATGGATCAATAGACACAGCGCACATTGCTGATCTTAATGTTACGAGTGGAAAAATTGCAGCAGATGCTATAACAGCTGCCAAAATAGCAG